AAAGTAGATGGCGCCTTTATCTTTAACTAAAATGTGGGAGCTAGCATAGCCCACCCCCCAGCAGATAGACTCGCAGAGGTATTCCTGCTTGTCGAACACTAGGAATGGCATTATATCCTGGGGGACCGAGCGTCAAACCGATATCCCCGGTTGTGGCGCAAAAGATTCATGGACACAAAAATTTAGCAGCACATCGTGCACTCGCGGAAAACGCGATCGTCAAGAGCATACTCGACAAGAAGCGAGGAGCTCCGAAGTTTTTGCTATTGGATGTTCAATCTGGGTGCGGAGGGATTAATAGGGCATACACTACCATGCAGGATTGGCACCATCGCTGTTGGAGGCACTGCTGCTTCCCAATTAGAGATGTCGACGATGTAAAGCGTAGCCTTGACATTACCAATAGTCCCGGCGTAAACCTTGTGACAGGGACCTCACCACCCCGTCCCGATGCAGTGAATTACTGCCATCACAAGGTATCTGATTGCACTTGTATTTCTCTATACGCAATGGAGAGACATTCTCTTTGTACTCATGCGTTGTATTTTATGGATGATGATGATTTTCATGCTTTGTTGACTCACGGTGTTAGTACCATTGATTGCACAATTCATCGTCATGTACCAGGGAATTACTTGCCTGCACTGGTGCCTGAGTTCAAGGCGACTCACGCCAGTTGGTTGCCAATGAGATGTTTTCGTCACTTGTGCGGGGAGGAGCCGATGATTCGCTTCGACCCCGTCAAGTCTGATGGTTCTCACTACACACATCCCAGTCTGATTAAATTCTTGGACAATGGGGGCAAACATATCAGAGTCACACGTTACAGGCTCACCAATGCCATGGTGAGGAAGATAGTAGGGATGGTGCTGGTTTTGATACTTTCACGGTTTAGAATTGGATCATGGATCAAGTACATTGGTTTGTTGGCATTGGCCGTTCGAGCTGCTCGTTATGTTTCTAACAAGTTTAGTGACATGACAGTTAGCGCTCACGCCAGCGTAACCTTCCAAATCGATGTTGATGATGCATACCCAGATACAGAGTGTTACCGGTTGATGCTTCATCCCGGGCACATGGATCTGATCCCTGCCGAGATAGCACCAGAACCGGCAAACCCGGATGTTACTAGGTTGGCAGAAATACTAGAGATGGCACGAAACACCAACAGGTCCAGCAGTCAAATTTCCAAGGACCTTAGTTCTAGTACTGCAGCGGTCATGAGATCAAGGGGAGTTGCGCTTGACGTGGCTACTAAGGCCGTTTGCCTTAGTGCCGCGACCACAGCCAAGGCCAAATGGCGGCTAACGTTAGCTGCCATTAGGAGTTCCCCGTATCGTTTCTTTTCGGAAAACATGTCAGCTTCTGGCCCCAGCCTGAGCTATGGAGCGACATACCTCGGAAAGAAGGCTTTATTGATCTACTGCGCTGTGAAGCTCGCAAGAATTTCATATTCCCACACAACATCACTCGTGGCTTGTGTTTGTGCAAAGGCGATGTCAAAAACATCGATCCTATACACAAATTCAAGTGTGAGGGAGATATCTTGTGTGATTGCGAGACTAAAACAAAACGTGGTGTCATCTGCGCTGGGTGGGTTTTCGCGTACTCTTATAGGGCAAATAAGTGTCTCACAAACATTCATAATGCCCTTTGCATGCGCCATCTTGCCATACAACCTAGTGCAGCTCCTTTATCGAGTAAGCCAGTGGAATCAGTACTTGCAAGAGTGCCTGGGTTCTATGCCCAGGCTATTGCGGATTTCCCTGAACTCGATTGGATCAACAAGTGGCCGCTGGCTAAACGGGAAAATATTTGGCACTCAGAACGTTACGAGTTTGCCAGACCCGATGCAGTCAAGCCTAAGATTAAATCTGAGGGAATATGTAAGATCGAGAACGTTGGTTTGGCTAAAGGGCGCATTATACAAGCTTACTACAATGAAATCAGTTGTTCGCACTTTGCCCCACGTTTCTATTGCATGCAAAAGGCGGTATGCAATGCTTTTAGTGGTGATTTTACTTATCGCGGCGTTCATTATCACGTGCAATCAGCTTGTGGTTGGAACCACGCAGATATTGGATCTTGGGTGGCAGCTCTGCCGCCTGGCGTTCTCTTTTACGAAAGGGATGGGAAGTCGTGGGATTCGACAATGCAGAAAACTCACTTTGATCTACAACTGGAGTTTTTCGCGTCGGATCCGGAATTGTCTGCATATATCAGATCGTGCACCACGACGACGGGGAAGGCGAGGGGCGAGGGGGTCTCGAAGATCACCTACACCGCAGTCTATACCCGGAAGTCAGGGCACAACGACACCACCTCAGGGAACACCACGATTAACATCGTCATTACTGTTAATGCGGTCGACAGACTTACCCGTAGACCAATTGCAGTTTACGGATTATTCCTCGGAGACGATCTCATCCTCGCACTCGAGTACCCCGAGCCTGCAGGTAAGGGTGCGTGGGAGAAGGGAGTAGGGTTGGAGCTGCAAAGCAACGAGGCAGCACTGGGGATCAAACCTGAATACGCTATATTTTCTAGCATCTATGACATTTCTTTCATCTCAGGTCAATGGTTTCCACTGGTGGGAGGGGGATGGGGGTTCGGGCCGAAGATTGGCCGGCTCATGGCCAAACTCTTCTGGACAGTCAGTCAACAAGCCGTGCTAGACATGGCCGCTTGGCGCAGTTCAGTAGCAGAAAGTTTTCTTGACGTTTACGGTGATTGTCCAATCTTGGGAATATTTCTGAGACGCCAAATCACCACAGAAAGAAGAGTCAAGCACGGGAAATTCATCAATAACTTATGTTATGGCCAAGCCGGTGATTGGAGCATGTATCTCGCTATTAAATACCGGCTGAGCTTAAGTGATATTGAAAGTGCTGAGGACTATCTGTTAAAACTGCCCAGATCATGCGTTTTCTGTGAACACCCAGTAATTGACATGATTTTGGCAGTGGACTTGGCCGATCCATGTGATCGGCCTTTAAGTTTGAACTAGGACAGCGGCCTATGCTTAAGATAAAGCAATATCGGAACGTAGTTTTTGATATTCATCTTTGCATAGTTTCGTTGACGAGGTACTTTTCCGTTAACACCCCCCATAATGCTCACCACCAGAAATAGAAATAACAATGGACAATCGTCAAACGCATTGCGCATGTTGCTTAACTTGGCAACATCTCCGGCGACTCAGAGATTGGCTAACACAGCCACTCGATCGTTGCTGGGGCGGATGCAAGGAGCCCCTCCGCCTAAGAAAAAGGGTAGAGCGTTCCAAGCGGCGCGAGCGACCAGTGTACCCAAACAAGAGGCAATGGCAATAGCCCCAGTGGCGCGGAACTCAGTACGCCGCCAAGGTGGCCCACGTGTCAAAAATGCTTCTAATAACCAGTCAATAAGAGTTCATCATTCCGAGCGTTTCGGTACTTTGCTCAATTCAGGCGTATTCGCGGTGAAAACATTCAACTTGCAACCTGCCCTTGGCACTGGCTTGCAGCACATGTTCCCGTGGTGCGCTGGAATTGCTAGGCAATACGAAATGTACAAGATACACTCTGTCACTATCCATTACAAAACAATATCTTCGACTGCCTCGAAAGGACACGTCCTAATCGCCCCCGATTTTGACGCGTTGGACGACCCACCAACATCTGGTATTCAAGCGGAGTCCTACAAGTCGACGGTTTCAGGGCCAGTTTGGCAAAACCTGAGCTGTCGCCTTGATCCCGCCGATTTGGCACGTCGAAGCCCAAAGTATTGCAGATCTACCAGTGCACCAGCTGCCTCGGACCTTAAGACTTACGATACCGCGAACATTTATGTTTGCGTTGAAGCCGGGCTAGACACTGCTGAAATTGGTTATCTATACGTGGATTATGACATCGAGTTCTTTACCCCAGCACGACCTGCCACTCTGGAATCCAACAGTATCAGGTGTGCTTACTTCGGTTTCGGAGGTGATTGGACCTTATTCACAGCACTGCCTGGATGCAACATGTTCAAGTATACAAACATCAATACGAAGAAGAACAGGATTGCATTCGCAGAAACGGGCTATTACACTGTGACCACAACATTCTTCACTCCACTGGACCCTGTGTTCCTGGCGCCAAATGCCACTACAACAGTGAGCATCCTTGAGACGACAGCGATGTCATCCCTTGGGCACTGGGGACAGCACATCCTAGTGCATGTGACTGTGGGGGACCATAACAATCGGCCATATGTTGAAATAAACACTGGCAATTTTGTTTTGGGCTACTCACAAGGGATCTTGTGTCAGCCTGCACCAGGAGTTGATCTCCACGGTGGAGCGGCTAAATTGCCAGTAAGTCCTTACGCAGATTGTGAGGCATTCGCAATTGTCACTGTTAGAAAGGCTGATTTGTCCAAAATTGGGGCCATGCGATGATCTCCGCATTGGCCT